TCTATCAGCTTCGATTGGGTAACGGATCGTGGCAGGACACAGACGAACGGGCCTATCGCTACAACATCGAACATTGCCCCGAGGACACGCGCATCGTCTACGCCGCCCCGCCAGCACAGACAACGCTCACTACAGAGCAGATTACTGACATTCGACGTGCTGCCGTTTTGATTCGGGAGAACAGCTACCCGTGCCCAGATAAGCCGCACAGCAATTGGGCACTTGCGGATCGAATCGAGAAGGTAATCGCCGCCCTGACCGCCGCTCAATCAGGAGCCGACCGTGAATGACGTGAAGATCGGGCAGCAATGGAAAGAGCTAGACGGCAGATTCTCGCGGATGGTCGTTGTCATCGCACTGGATGGCGAGCGCCAGAAGGTTTGCATCTCGAAATTCGATCCGCTCACGGGCAAATTGCTAGGTCGGAAGACATGGGCATCGCGCGAACGCTTCAACGGCAAGCGCGGCGGATACGAGATACTTAAGGAGGCCGCATGACCATAACCCGAGCATCAATGCTGTCCGGCTTAGTCCGCGATCTGATGGCTGACGGCAAGCCGCGCACCGCGCAGGAAATCGCCGCGGCAATCGAACGTGACGTGAGCAAGGTGAACGACTTCCTGCGTCTGGCGCGCGCACCCGGCCAGCATCAGGAGTTGCACGCGATGGACCGTGGCGGCAATCACGGCGCAGTGCGCTATGTGATCGGCAAAGGCGATAACACCTATCTGCGGGCCTGCCCGGTGAGCGATAGCCAGATTCACGAAGAAGAAATGACGGACGAGCAATTGGACGCCCTGCACCGCCCGCGCGCTAAGTGGTGGCCGAAAGCCGATCCGACGCTGCTCAACGCTGTCAATGCAATCGTGCGAATGGGGGTTCGGCAATGAACGTAAAACCTGGGGATCTCGCTTATATAGTCGCCGGCATGGAAAGCCCTAGTCCAAATGCCGGAAAGGTCGTCGAAGTCAAATCGTTCTTTGGATTCGATAGCGAATTCGGGCCTTCTTGGAATGTTAAAGCAACGTCGCCTCTGGTCATGACGGATGACTCGCTTCTCGTCGAATTGGATGTTCCAGACGCATGGCTTCGCCCCATAAGCGGCGTTCCTGTAAACGACGAAGTGACCGACGACATCAAGGAGCCAGCATGATAACCGGCGAAACCAGCTTACAAGCCTACCTGTCCGTGCGCGACGATGGGACGGTCGCCAACCAGCAATCCAAGATCCTCGCACTGCTGCGCACGATACCGGCGACGGCCTTGTCGCGGCTCGACATTGCGAACTTGACCGGCATCCGGCTATCTAGCGTTTGCGCGAGAGTAGCCGAGCTGCGCGCCGAGGGCCATGTCATCGAGCCATCAACGCGAAAATGCCCGCATACGGGCCAGACTGTCAAGGTAATCCAAGCCGCTCCCGATCTGCTGACCGCCCCGCTCCACTGACAAGGACCGATATGCAAGTATGCACCGCACACGAAAGCTCACTTGGTCGCCTCACCCTTCGCACTCCTAAGCCGGAAGACGACAGTCGCGCGCCGATGTTCCGCTCGATGGAGGCGGCATTGTCCTTTGCCTACACCTGGCGCGCGCGGCCCGGCGTGAAGATCGGGCAGATTGGCGAATACACCGGACCGGACGGCGCCGCCCTGCTCCTGTCTGTGCATGAGAAGAAAGCGCAGGCGCAATACGTGCACGATGTCATCGAATCGCACCTCTCGCTCGATCAGCGCGCCCTGCTGGATGCCACCTATGGCGGTGAGCGCGGAGAGCGTCACGCGGGCGTTGAGCGGCTTGTATGCCTGCTCGAAGGAGCGCACCGAAATCGGTCCGTGGTCCGCGCCCTGATCGCGCGCGAGTTCGTTTTCGGCCAGTCGTATTGCCCTTGTCTGAACCGTATTGCGCGCGAGTTCGGCATTCATCCGCAGACGGTCACGCGCATGGCGGCCAAGGTCACGCCTGCAATCGCCGACTTACGCACCTCAGCACACGAGAAGTTACGGCCGGCGTTCGAGAGACGCGCGTGGATTCCGCGTGAGGCAGAAACGCAACAGTGAAAAATCGCTTGCGTGACGGATACTGTTACGGTATCGTTCAACTCATCGACACACCGCAGCAGTATTCGTCGCCAATCACAACAAGGACGGAAATCATGAGCCACGTACCGCAGTTAGTTTCCCGCACGCAAGCATACGGCAATTGGCTGTTCGACCGCGATCTCGAAGCGGCCGACAACGCAGCCCTTGCCGCACACGACCGCCGCGAACAGATCGAGCGCGGAGTCACGTTCGACGACCTGATGGAACTGCTGGTCGAGCTGAACGGCGTGCAGCGCGAGGAATTCATGCAGGCACTGGCGCGCGGTGAGAAAGACGACCTGCACACGATTCACACGCTGCTTACCGATGCGAAGGAAACGCTCGTTAAGCGCCGTCTGGCTGGAGGTGAATGATGAGTAAGTGGTTCAAAGTCGATATAGCGATATGGAAATCGGTGTTGGTCGAAATTGACGATCACGAAGGCGCAGACGAAGCCAGCAAGGCGGCTTTTGAAACGTTCTTGAGCGGGAATGATGGCGAGGTTTCGCGCGTTGAGGAAGCAACGTCCGAAAATATTAACTCGTTTCGCCGCCATTGCGACGAAGTTCTAGCCTTCTAAGGAGTAGATCATGAGCACTGAACTGACCGTATTGGACCGCGCAAAGCAAGCGCTTCGCAGTACCGACCATGAACCGGCGCTTGTCGAGATGGTGCAGCAGACCGCCGACATCACCGAGATCAAGAACGCTGACGGCCGCACGCAGGTGCACGGCGCGTACATGACGCTGAAGACGCGGCGCACGGACATTCGCAAGGCCGGGAAAGCGGCGCGCGACGACGCAACCAAGTTTCAGAAGGCCGTCATTGCCGAAGAAGACCGGCTCGTCGCCATCATTGAGCCGTCGGAGCAGCGTTTGCAGGCTCTGCGCGACGCTTGGGACGCAGCCCGCGAGGCCGAGCGCCGGGAGAAGGCGCAGGCCGAAGCAAACCGTATCGCCGCGACCCGCGCAATGATTGACGATCTGCGCAACATCCCTGTCGGCCTGGTCGACGCAACGCCCGAACGGCTGACGAATGCAATCGCCGATGTCGAGGAATACGAGGTTACTGCGGGCGCCTTCGCAGAGTTCGTCGACGCCGCGCACCTCGCGCGCACCGACGTTCTCGCCAAACTGCGTGACATGCACGCGAACGCAGTGCGCCGTGCTGAGGAAGCCGCGCAACTGGCGGCAGAACGTGCGGAATTGGCAAAGCTGCGCGCCGAGCAGGAGGAACGTGACCGGCAAGCAGCCGCAGCGCGCGCCGAGCAGGAGCGCATTGACCGCGAGCATCGAGAGGCAGAGGAAGCAACGCGCCGCGCGGAACGCGAAGCCGAGCAACGCAAGATCGACGAGCAACGCGCCGACATCGCGCGGCAGCAGGCCGCAATCGATGCAGAGCGCCAACGCATCGCCGAAGAAGAAGCAGCCCGCCTGCTTGCCGAGGAGTCTGTCGCTGCCGCCAAGCGCCGCGAAGCCGAAGAAGCCGCCGCAGCAGAGCGCCGTGCACAAGCCGAGCGCGAGGTAGTCGAGAAACGCGCTCGCGAAGCAGTCGAGACTGCACTGCGCAACGCCGCGCCCGCTCTGCTTGATGCCTGCCGCCAGTTCGTGCATGCGACCGACACAAACGATCGCGCTGAACTGGAAAATGCGTACCAGTCCGCCTTGGGCGCTATCGCTATCGCCAGCCAGACCGAAGCGCAGGAGGTAGCAGCATGAGCGAGATCAACACCGGAGGCCGCGCGTTCCCGTGGTGCGGTGACTTGAACGAGACGCCGACCATCAACCTCGGCATGACGCTGCGCGACTATTTTGCAGCTAAAGCGATGGGCGGAATGCTAGCAGACCCGGCTGTAAAGATCGGCACCGATGAGCGCGCCGATCTGCTGGCTCGGTCAGCATACCGCATCGCCGGCGCCATGATCCGCGCTAGAGGTGACGCATGAGCGGCTTAACCATCTTCATGATCGCATGGCTCGTCGTCGCCATGATTCCAGTAGCTCTGCTTCGAGGTGCCGCGTGATCCATCAGAAGCAGATCCTTTGGTTCGACCGGCATGTGACGCTGGCGTGTGACGGCGCGTGCTCGAAGGCATGGGGAATCAACACGCGCCCCTCGATTGCGTTTGACGAGAACGAGCCAGACGACGTTGCATGGCTCGCCGATGGTGAACTAGGCGATGCGCCCGAACAGCCTGGCACATGGGAAGGCGGTCACGGCAAGCCTAGCGGCCCGCACGCAATGAACAAATGGTGTGCGCGCGAATGTGAGCGCAGCGGGATCTTTGAGCGCGGAGAGCCGATCGAGCTGACCGATTACTCAGCTCGGCACTACAACCAGCCGTGGAAACACGAAGGGAGCGAGTGATGCAAGTTAGTTCAGACAAGGTGATCGACGCCATCGCCGCGCTAAAGGCTGCTGCCGATGCTCTGCTTGCCAAGCATCCATGTGACACCGAATGCCAGTATGCGAGGGATGTCGGCATGCAAGGCCACTCGTGCAGCAACGGATGCATGTACGACTCGCCAGACGCGCCAAAGACTGACGACGCGAAGCTGGCCGCACGCTGCCTGGAGTCGGCTGCCGCCCTGCAAGCATCCGTGCAGATCGCCGGCCAGACGCATCGAACGTTTCATGTAACGGGAGTGCATTGAGATGAGCGAAGCATTCGATCTGCTGCTCAGCGACGCGCCGGAAATAACGGTGCGCGGACGCGAGCCGCTGCCTTGGTGGAAGCTCGGCAGCCTGTGCCGATATGAGTCGCAAGCGCACCGCGAAGAATCGTGGCTTCCGCTGAAAGTGACAATCTTCCTTGTGCATTATGAGATCAAGCGAGTCACGCCGAAAGGATGCTGGATCGAGGATTACCACGGCCATGAGCGCTTCGTTCTGGACAGCGCGCGCAAGAAGTGGGCGTATCCGACAGAGGAACTGGCCCGCGAGTCGTTCATCGCTCGCAAGGAATGGCAGATCCATCACCTGAATCGCCAGCTTGAGCATGCGCAGGCTGCGCTGAAGCATGTCAGCGCAATGCCGACAGAACTGAAGGAGACGGCATGAAGCGCATCACTCCGAGCATGATCGCCAAGGGTGGCAAGCGCTATTGCTGCTTCTGCAAGCGGCTTCCAGATGGATTTGGCAACCGCGTAGAGGCGACATGGATTCACCGTGGCGAACCGTACTGCGATCAGCACAAGCCCAATCCCACTCCGATGAACGAGCGACTGAGCGAAGCCGACTATCAGACGTGGATGCGACTGTAGGCGAACGCACAAAAAAATTGACGCAAGCACTTGCGTTACAGATACCGTTTTAGTATCCTTCATTTCAGCAGCACAAAACACAAACCAAAACCACGAACGGAAGATTAGACCATGAACATAGCCTGCAGCCTCAAGAACGCGTTATTATTACGCTCCGCAACGATTTTCCGCGCACGTCAGTCCGACGCTGCGGAAAAAAATTTGTACGTGACGGATACCGTAGTAGCTAGCGTTTGCAAGGTCAACGACCTGTTTCTCGCTTTCTCTGCTGGCGCGTGCGCAATGGCTCTCGCCGTGATGATCGTATTGAGTTTCTCCCGGAGCCTGCAATGCAACTGATCGCCAAATCGTTGAATGACCTTCGCCACGTTCAGACGAACGTGCGCCTGTCGCAATCCGAGATTCTTGACGCCGAATACAAAGCACTCTGCGCGCGCACTGAGCAGCGCCAGCGTGCAGCCAAAGCCGATCTCGCTCGTCGCGGTGTGCAGCCCCGCGTAGCGATCAGCAGCGGCTACGTGCCCCACTACATCGCGCGCCATTTCCTGCACGTCAAGGTGAGCTAGATGTACGCGCCAGACGACGACGGCTGGCAGTGGCAAGCCGAGCTTGAAGAGCAGCAACAAATTGAACTGAACGAACGAACTGAACGAACAGGAGAGGCAAATGGCAATCGTAACCTTCATTCTCGGAGCATCGGGCACCGGCAAGAGCACGTCAATGCGCAATCTCGATCCTTCGTCGACCCTTTTGATACAGGCTCTTAAGAAGCCATTGCCTTTCCGCTCGGCGGGATGGGGCTATCTGTCCAAGGACACGCCGCGTGGAAACGTGATCGTCTGCGATCAATCGGACAGCATCATCAAGTACATGACGCGAACGCAGCGCAAGGTGATCGTGCTCGACGACTTTCAGTATGTGATGTCGTCGGAATTCATGCGACGGAGCGACGAGAAGGGGTACGAGAAGTTCACCGAGATTGGCCGGCACGCGTGGGACATTCTGAACGCGGCGACTGCCCTGCCCGACGATGTGCGCGTCTACGTCCTGTCGCACACAGAGAAAAGCGACGACGGGACTACGAAGATGAAAAGCATCGGAAAAATGCTGGACGACAAAATTTGCCTTGAAGGCATGGTGACGATCGTCCTGCAAACCGATGTGATGGACCGTGACTATCGGTTCATCACGCAAAACAACGGCCGCAATACATGCAAGTCGCCGATGGGTCTATTCGAGGATGACACGATCCCGAATGACCTGGCGGCTGTCGACGCGGCTATCACCGAGTATTACTCCCTCACGGCTACGGCCTAACAAGCAACCACAGGAAAACGCACCATGTACGCACTGAACAACGAGTCCGCGCAAGCAGCACGCAAGGCCGAGCAACGGACGAGCTTCATCGACGAAAAAGGCAAGTATGTCGGCAAGTTCACGCGCGCCGAGGACATCACCGCGGCAAGCGGCACACGCGGCATCGCATTCACGTTCGAGACCGACGACGGCCAGAAAGCGAACTTCTCGATCTACACGATCAAGTCGAACGGCGAAAAACTCGGCGACTTCGGGACGCTGATGGCACTGATGACGTGCCTCGGTGTTAAGGACATCAAGCCGGCGCAGGTTGCATCGATGGTCTGGGACAAGGACGCGGCGGCCAACGTCAGCAAGACGCTGAGCCAATTCCCGGAACTGCTGAACAAGCGCGTCGGCATCCTGATCGCAATGGAGGAATACGAGAAGCGCGATCAGAACAAGCGGCCGACTGGCGAGACCGGCTGGAGCGTTCGCCTGAATGCCGTGTTTCAGGCCGACACCGAACTGACGGCATCCGAAATCCTTGACCGCAAGACGACGCCGACCAAGTTGCCGCAGCTAGTCGCCGCCCTGAAGGATCGGCCGCTGAAGAAGTCGACGGCATCGAGCAACGGCGGCCACATCGCCGATGAAAACTTCGGCGGATTCGACACGATGGCGGACGACATCCCCTTTTGAGGTACGCGCAATAAAACCGCGTCGCCGGCCCGCGCCGGCGTCAGCCAGGAGACCTCCCATGCAAGAGTTCACAGTCTGGTTCGACAAGAGCACCAAGCCGATACACATTGGCGTCTATGAAGTGCGCCGCAAGCCGAACGGCAAGACCATCTTTCGCCTGTTCAGCTACTGGACCGGCAAGCGCTGGTCCTACACCGCGCAGACGCCACGCGGCGCCGAGTCCTGCAAGCACCGGCCGAGCGCCGAGGCCGAGCGCGAAGGCGGCTTCGAATGGCGCGGTCTGCGACGCAAAAAAATTTGACCGCTACAGATACCGGCATGGTATCTTTATGCATGTACCGATACCGCCGCACAGATCAAACAAGAGGAACCGAAATGTCACTCAACCTGTTCGAAATCTCCCGCGAGTACCGCGATGCAGCCGACACGCTGGCTGAGTTGGATCTGGACGAAACGACCGTGCGCGATACGCTGGAATCAATTAGCGGCGATCTGACGACGAAGGCGCAGAACATCGGCTTCGTCATCAAGAACATCGAGGCCAGCGCAGAGCAGATTAAGGCGCACGCCAAGGCGATGCTCGACCGGGCGAAGGCGCTGGAGAACCGTGCAACGTCGGTCAAGCAATACCTGTTCGACGGCATGAGGCTGGCGAACGTGCCGAAGATCGACACGCCGTTTTTCAAGCTCGCGATTCGCGACAACCCGGCTGCGGTGCAGATCGACGACGAATCCCTGATCCCTGCCGAGTACAAGACCGATCCACTGCCGCCAGTTCCGGCGCCAGACAAGAAGTTGATCGCCGCCGCGCTGAAAGACGGCTTTGAAGTGCCGGGCTGCCGACTTGTTCGCGGCCAGCGTTTGGATATTCGCTAAGTCGAGAACCGCCATGCGAACCAACTTACGCCTGAAGTTCGATAGCTACAGCGAATACGGCTTCGACGGCTTCAGGTGGTTCATTCGCAGAACTGTCGCCTACTCCGACATTTGCATCCAGTGACGACAGCCGACCACTTACAGGATTGCAGGCAGCGCTTCATGGCCGCGGTGCGCGACGGTCGCAGCGGATCGTTCGAGCGCGCGAAGCAGATCGTCGAGAGCGTGCGCAGCAAGGCCGGCGAAGAAGTGGCAGAGCGGGCGAAGAAAGAAATCTGGAATTACATAAGATCGGACCGTAAAACGTGAAAAACATATACCGCCATGAGTTCGTGAGTCATTGCCCGAACAATGACAAGGCGATTGTCTACGCCTTATGCATCGAGACCAGCTCCGTAATTCAGGTCGAGCACATTGTCACCGCAGCAGCGCTGCACAAGCGCGCGTTTCATGAGGCGATTGCAGATGATCTGCACTCGCGTTTCGGCGGCCTGCAAACTATGCGCGCACATCACCACGGCGTCGATATTGAAACGGTGCGCGGCGATGAATGAGGCCATTGGTGAGCGTATCCGGCGCATTCGAAAAGAGCGCGGCATGACGTTGGCAACGGTTAGCGAGCGCATTTGCATGCATGCCAGCTACATCGGTCAGGTTGAGCGGAGCGAGCACGCTCCCGGCCTCACTATGGCAGCCGATTTAGCGCGCGTCTTTGGCGTCAGCCTTGATTACATCGCTGGACTCACTGAGCACGAGTGCAACCCTTACGTGCAGCGGGGCCGAGCATGATTCACTACCACGGCTCCCCTATTACGCCCGCAACGGCCGCCGTGCGAGTTTATTCAGGCGGTCACGCGTTTGTTTCTTTCCGGCACCCTGAGCAGCTTGGCCTTGCAATTGATGTTGCTCAGACGTTCGCGGTCGACAACGGTGCTTTCAGTGCATGGCGCAGCGGGAATCCAGTGACTGACTGGCGACCATTCTATGAATGGGTTGCAGAACTGCATCGCTATCCATCTTTCGACTTTGCTGTCATCCCTGACGTAATTGATGGCGATGAAGCAGCAAACGATGCCCTGCTGGCCGAATGGCCGTGGCGCGAGCGCGCGCCGTGGATAGGCGCCCCTGTATGGCACTTGCACGAGAGTCTCGACCGACTCGATCGCCTAGCGTCCGCATGGCCGCGCATCTGTTTAGGCAGTTCCGGCGAATTTGCTTCGGTGGGATCACAAGCCTGGTATGTCCGCATGGCCGAAGCCATGGATGTTCTATGCGACAAGAGCGGCAGGCCAATTTGCAAGATTCATGGTCTCCGCATGCTTGACCCTGACGTATTCACGCGCTTTCCGTTCGCCAGCGCAGATAGCACAAACATCGGCCAGAACATCGGCATCGATAGCAAGTGGCGCGGACCTTACACACCAGCGACCAAGGAATCTCGCGCTCAAGTTATGCGAGACCGGATCGAAGCTCATCAGTCGCCGACATTTTGGATACGAGAACTGGCGCCGGTTCAAACAGGTTTTGCCCTGGAGGCAGCATGACAGACCATCCATTATCCGGCGTTGCACAGTTTCTAACGCTCCCCCTTCCGCCGTCGATCAATTCATATTGGAGGAAGTCGCCGCGGGGCATGTATATAACCCGCGAGGGAAAGGACTTCCGCCAGCGCGTCGCCGAGATCGTTGCCGAGCGCCAAGCCATCAAGTTCGGCGATGCGCGCCTGTGCGTGGCGATGCACGTCAGCATGCGAGATCGACGCGTGGCCGACATTGACAACCGCGTCAAGGCCGCGCTCGATGCGCTGACGCATGCTGGCGTCTACGACGACGACAGCCAGATCGACGAGCTATTCGTCGCGCGCGGCGACATTGTCAAGGGCGGCCGGTGCCAAGTCATGGTCATGGGGGCGTGATGGATAAGCAACTCTACCGCCTTGTGCATCCCACCGCGCGCCAGTTAGCGAGCCGCGCATGCATCCACGCGCCAGACGGCTTCATAGTCGAGATCAAGCCGCCGACGAAATCTAGCGATCAGCAGGCCAAGTATCACGCGATGTTCGCCGATGTCGCCGCTCAAGTTCCATTCATGGGATCAATGCGCGACCTTGAAACGTGGAAGCGCCTGCTCGTCGACGCGTTCGCGCGCGTGAAAGCGGCAGAAGGCGATCCGGTGCAAGGCGTCGGCGCGATCATCCCCAATCTCGACGGAACCGGCTTCGTGCAGCTTGGCGTGCAGACGCGCAAGTTCAGCAAGCGCCACGCGTCAGAGTTCATCGAATTCCTTTATGCCTTTGGCGCCGAAAACGATGTCAAGTGGAAAGACCCCGCTCCGGCCGGATATGAGGGACTGGCAGCATGACCGGCAAGCTCAATCCGAACAGCGTGCGCAACGACACGCGACGCAAGATTGTCGAACTGCTCGGACAGGAGCCGATGACTGCGATCGAGCTGCAAGCAATCGTCGGCATCGCTGAAACCGGCGTGCGTCGCCATCTGCGCATCTTGCGCACTCAGACGCCGAAGCAGGTCTACATCTGCGACTGGCACCGCATGGTCGGCAAGAGCGGCTTGTGGGGCGCCGTCTACGCTGCTGGCGACAAGCGCGACAAGCCGGAGCCGGATCGCACCGAGGCACGCCAACAGGCATCGGCTCGTCACTACCGCAAATATTCCGGCGTATTCAAGGCGCGTAGGAGTGCTTGCAATGGCCGCGCGCATCCGTTCGCCGGATTGCTGGAGTCGGCACGATGAAGCGCTCTGCATTGAAGTCAAGCGCATTCAAGCGCAAGCCCGGCGCGTCGTTCAGCAGCTTTCGCAGCGCGACGAAGGAACTGGAGCGCAAGCCGATGAAGAAGCGCGCGCGGAAGGCTGCGACAAAGGCTGAGCGCGAACACATGGGCGTCGTCGCGGGACTCTGCTGCGTAGTGTGCCGAAATCTTGGCTATGGCGATTCGCCGGCCGAGGTGCATCACGTCCGCTACCTCGCCGGCGGCGGCCAGCGCAGCAGCAATCTCGACACGATCCCGCTTTGCCCGCGGCATCACCGAATCGGTGGTTATGGCGTCGCAATCCATGCCGGCCAGGAGGAATGGGAGCGCCTATACGGAACCGAGGCGCAATTGCTCGAACAGACTCGCCGGGAGACCGGCATCACACAACCACAGATGGAGACGGTATGACCAGACCACAACGCTACGGCGCAAGCGCAATGCCCTGTGACTCGGGAATCTTCGTGATGCACGCGGAGTATGAAAAGGTGGTGGCGGAGCGCAACGCCGCACTGCTCGACGCTGAGAGATACCGGAAGTGGGTCAGCTACAGCGGATTCACCAAGGCTCACACTGATGCGACGCTCGACGCCATCGAGATCAACGAATACGCGACGAAGGATAAGGAGCAAGCATGATCGACATCGACAAACTGGAAGCGCTGGCGAAGGCGGCGACGCCGGGACCGTGGGAGGCTGTCGACTACGGCAGCTATGACGGTAAGGACGAAGGGTGGTATGTGGACACGTCCGCCGACAAGGCTGACATTGCACCGGATGCAGGCGGTATTCAGCCGAATCATTGGGACGCAGGCCGCGGCAGGCGCGACATGCAATTCATTGCCGCAACCAATCCGGTTGTAATCCTCGCCCTTATCGCCGAGGTGCGGGCGCTGCGGGAGTTCCATGGCTTCTTCCGCGATCGGTGCGAGGGGCTGTTCGCTCAGTTCGGGATGGACGCAGTGGACGCGTACAACGACGCGGCGCGAGGTGCCAAATGAGAAACATCGCCATCAGCAGTACACGCACCGCCGAGACCGTCGCTCACGAAGACATGATCGCGGCAATGGACCCTAACTACCAGTTCACGCTCGACGAGATATTCGCCCTGCTCAACGACCGCCCGCGCGCTGCTGTACGCGACACGCTGCATGCACTCGTCGCGAAAGGCGTCATCTGGCGCGACGCCACGACGTCACGCGTGCGCTATGCCCTGCTCGAAGGCGATGCACTGCGCGAAGCGATCGAACGAAAGACAAAACGGAGTGCATCGCCGGTCTGGATGCACCGCAATCTCATCGGATACGAGGCTGAACAGCGCCGCTTCCGCGATTTATGCATGAAAACACGAAATTAGGTATTGCGTTACAGATACTGTTGCGGTATCGTTACGCCAATAGCAGCACACACCAATAATCAACAACAAACGGAACGGAACCATGCTCTACACGAAATTTTCAGCATTATTACGCACGCCTGCGAACGCCATCATGGCCGCTCGTGTAAGCGCGTGCTCAGTCACTGCGCGCCGGGCGGCCGCCTCAAAGCGCCACATCGGAACCCGCACGGTGAAACAAGACCAACTTGCCCGCGCGCTCGCCCAGGCGACAGACGCATACCTGCGCTCTATCACGCCTACAAGTCAACTGACGCACAACCTGATCGCGGCAACTGCAGCCATCCTTGCGCGCGATAACCACGATCAGGTGAGCATTCGCATCGGCAACATACCCGCAATCACACGCAAGCCGATCCCAAGCGCGGCGGCAGCATAACGATTACCCCCGAACCGCGCAGACAGCGCGGCGTGCTTAGGGCGGCTAGGTCAGCGCCCGTTTTTTACAACTGTTCGGCTATGCCGGCGAGGAACCGATGGCCGCGTATTACAACGAGATCGACCCATACGCCGCGCAGTGGCTGCGCAACCTGATAGCCGCCGGTCACATTGCCGCCGGCGAAGTTGATGAACGGAGCATAGAGGATGTTCGACCAGACGACCTTCGCGGATTCACCCAGTGCCATTTCTTCGCCGGAATCGGTGTCTGGTCGTTCGCGCTTCGACTCGCCGGCTGGCCTGACGACCGACCTGTTTGGACCGGTTCCTGTCCGTGCCAACCTTTCAGCGCGGCAGGCAAAGGACTTGGGTTTGCTGACGAGCGGCACCTCTGGCCCGCGTGGCACTGGCTCATCCAGGAGCGCGCACCTGCAACCCTCTTTGGCGAGCAGGTTGCAAGCAAGGACGTCGACCCTTGGATCGACCTTGTTTTCGATGACCTGGAAGCCTTGGGTTACGCCTGCGGGGCGACACCTTTCCCGTCTGCGGGCGTCGGTGCTCCGCACATCCGCGACAGAACGTACTTCGTGGCCGACGCCGACCACGCGCGATCACAAGGACGGCAGCGAGTGCGCGAACGTGCCACTGAACGCTCTGCTGGGCCGGGTTGCGTGGTTGGCATCGTGGCCGACGCAAACGGTCGGCAACTCGATGGGATCGCAGTCATTCGAGGGATTGAGCGCGACGGGAAAGACGCCGGACGGTCGCAAGGTGGCGGTGAGCCTGAATCACGTAGCGACATTCGCGAGTTGGCCGACACCGAAAGTGACAGACACGAACGGCCCGGGCAACTCAGCGAATCGTCAGGGCGGCATGGCGCTTCACACAGCAGCGCAGTTGAGCCTGAACGGCCCAGCCCGACTAGCGGCTTCTGGCGAGTTGCTGACTGGCTGCTCTGCCGGGACGAAAAGTGGCGGCCAGTTAGACCCGGCTCATTCCCGCTGGCTGATGGGGCTCCCGCCCGAGTGGGACGACTGCGCGCCTACGGTAACGCGATCAACGCGCAAGCGGCAGCCGAGTTCATCCATGCCGCGCGCGAAGCAATCGAACAATAGGAACCCGACATGAATACCGATACAGACGCAGTAACAAGGCTGCTAAAGCGCGCAATCGATCTACTCGATACCGCACTGGGCGATAGCGATCCGATGATTGATGACGACATGCCTCAAGAGGAGATTGAGGCCGAATATCCGGTCATGTGCGCCATGCAAATCTTGACCAACCTTCTCACGATTCAGTGCACCCCCACCGCTCCCGCGCAATCGACTCGCGACGCGTGCCAGATCGACAACTTCTCAAGCCGCGCTTGCCGGTACGGAACGCGAAGCTGCATATCGGAGCACACCGCTCCCGCGCAGTCAGGCCAATGGTTTCATTGCTCACCGGCCCTGATAAAAGCTGGCGTAAGTTGCGCCAATACGCCGCGCCGAGCATGTGCATGCGATCCGGAGAACGTCGGTCACGATCACTTCATTGCGCATATCGCCGCTCCCGCGCAATCGTGCGGTGACGCCGAGCAAGCAGACGCTCCCATGACCGCGGTTGCGCCCGAAATCCAGCGTAACGCAATCGCGTTGCTGACCGCGCCAAAACTGCCGGATTGGTTCGACGCGTTCCTCACCAATGTCTGCGAGATTCCCGACCGCAATAGTCCTGATGACGAGCCCGATGCGATTGTTGCGACGCTCGAAGAATTGCGCGAATGCGCTCTGAATGCGATCGCCAACGCGCCATTCGATGAATCGGCATCGTGCGATGTCGAGGCGGCTGCACTTCGGGCGTTCGATCACGCGACCAAAGACGGATTCTCGCGAGACTTGGAAAGCTACTGCGCAGGCTATATCGACCGGCATTACGCCCTTCCTTGCGCCGCCGAGCAAGCAGACGAGGCGGTGACGGCTTCATGGATCAATGGTGTCGCTATCGAACTGTGGAAAACCGCAGACGTCGCCGGCTTCGATGATTTCAAACTGGCTGTCGGCGGCTTTCTTCGAGCCACGGCCGATGCCGCGCGCGCAAAGGACAGCAAATGACCACGACAAATCACACTTCGCCCGCGCTCACCGATGAGCAGATTCGCAACATCGAGAACGACCAGGCGAAGATGCCCGGCGTTACCCGCGAAAATCTGACGGCGCGAACCGTACGCGCGGCCCTGATTGCGCAGCATGGATTCTGCCTCGACGAAGATCAGTGCACATGCGCACGCGAAATTGGCTACCGAGTGTGCCAGCCAAGCAACCGCACTTCGCTGAGCGGTGAGGACGCCGCAAATGTGGCGATTGGGGAGCGGGAAGCGCTGCTGGCCGATTACATCGAATTGAACATGAGCAATTACGGCCCGGATGACGTTGACCGGCTGAACGCATGGGCAATCGAGGCTTACGACTTCATAAGCCGCGCCGCACTTACCGCCGAAAAGGTGGCGGGGCAAGAGCCAGTGACGGGTGAGCTTCAGGCGTTCGAAGCATGGTTCAGGACTTCCGGCTTCTGGAATAACGCGATTACGGAAAAGGCTTGGCGTGCGGCGTGCACGTGGATGCGTGAATTGAATGCGACTATGTGCGAGGACGTCATGGAGCAAAGCCGCAATTCACTATTTCGGAGCGCCGCGAAGGTGTGCGCGGGACTCATACGCTCCGGGAGAAAGGCGCAATGCGACTTGCCGCCAGAAGGATGGTACTGCACGCGTGATAAAGGCCATGAAGGACCATGTGCAGCGTATGCAACCGAGCAACAGCCCGCGCAATCTGCCGAGCAGGACGAGTTGCTGCTTGCGGCGAAAGAAGTATTGGCGAACGGGCACCAACACGACGTTGGCGGCGGCGACGTGTTTGTTGGCACATGCGAGGCTGCGGAACGGCTTCAGCGCGCTGTAGACGCCCGCGCCGCATCAACTTCCGCCAATGTGGCGCAGGGTGCGGCTATTCAAGACGAGCAGGCACTGCGCGCGCGCATCTGTCGAGCACTAGCCATTAAAGGAAATCTATCTGACGACGAGATTGTCACCGCTGCCGAATTGCATCACTACGAATTCACGCGCTTATTTACTGCTGCGACCTCTCGCGCGTCCGATCTCGTGGCGCTGATGGCCCCGCCAGCACAGACACCGCTAACCGATGATGCGCGCAGTCACTGGAACCCGATCTACAACACCGACCCGGTGCAACGCGCGTGCGGCGAGTTGCCCGAAGGATGGGAGATCGAGATAACGCTAGAACAGGGCGCAGGCTGCGTGTATCTGATCGACCCGACCGGCGAACGGACCGACATCGACAGCGCAGACAAATTCGACTGGACGATCCACGAAGCTATCGACGCCGCCCTGACCACCTCTCAATCAGCAAGCGGAGGGAAATCGTGAGCAAACTTGAATTGCCAACGCCGCGGTGCACATACGCAGACCACTCATATCCGGCCTACTCGAAACAGCAGATGCTCGACTTTGCAGAGGCATCCCGCCGCGCAGCGCTTGAGGAAGCGGCCAAGATCTGCGACGAGTCAGCGGCAGCATGGGACGAGACCGCGAAAGGCAACTACGACGGCACATACGACAGCAAGGCAGATGCAGCGCGCGAATGCGCTACCGACATCCGCGCCCTCGCCACGGAGACAAATAATGGTTGAAGACCTGAAACTGATAAAGCGCCTGCGTGACGCCGCTGACGCTGATGAAGTAGCGGCCGAAGAACTCGATCCCATGCATTACACGGCTGACGATCCCGAG